GTGTCGCCTTGCTCGACGTGACAAAAGTTCAGTGGCCATCTATGTTGTGGATAATCGGCGTGGTTTCGGCCCCGTCGATTTTCGACTTTCCTGACATAGGAGCCTCATGACCGCGCTCAAAGACCCGTCCGTGCGCGCCAGGCGCAACAAGGACACGGTTATCCCCACAGAGATCAAGTTCATTCCCGGTCAGCAGCCTCGACTTCCCCGGGGTTACGAGTGGCATCCCCAGACCAAGATCTGGTGGAGGACGTGGCGCGACTCGCCGCTTGCCGAGCACCTCATGGCCGTGGACTGGCAGACCCTCTTGACTGCCGCGCTGCTGCACAGCGAGGTCTGGACGAACGGGGATCTTCGGCTGATTCCCCAGGTCGTTGCCATCGAGAAGGACTTCGGCGCCACGTTCACCGCACGGCTCCGGCTGCGGATCCAGGCGCAGGAAGCCGAGAAGGCCGAGACCCAGGGCAAGCAGCGTCGGGTCAACAGCGGGATGGTTCAGCCCAAGGTGGGCAAGGACCCCCGTGCTGCGCTCAGCGTTGTGAACTAAGCCCTCATGGGGACGCTTATCGTCCCCCGGATGGAGCCAGGGGAGCAGTGGCCCACGCTCGGGCCGCACATCTGCGACCTGATCGAGGAGCGGGCCGTGTTTGGCCCGGGCTCACTGCGGGGACTGCCGGCCAGGCTCGACGACGAGAAGCGCGCGATTATCTACCGGGCTTACGAGGTCTACCCGAAGGGCCACGAGTTCGCGGGACGTCGGCGTTTCCAGAGGGTCGGCGTCTCGGTACGGAAGGGCACGGCTAAGACCGAGTTGCTCGGGTGGATCACCTTCGTGGAGCTCCACCCGGAAGGCCCGGTGCGCTGCGACGGTTTTGACAGGCGCGGCAATCCGATCGGTCGGCCGGTCCGCGATCCGTACATTCCGATGCTGGCCTACACCGAGGAACAGGTCACCGAGCTGGCCTATCAGGTCCTCTACACCGTGGTGACCGAAGGTCCGGACGCCGAATTGTTCGACGCACAGAAGGAACGTATTCATCGCCTCTCGCCCATTGGCAAGAGCGCGGGTGTCGCGCTTCCGTTGTCCAACTCTCCGAACGCACGCGACGGCGCGAGGACCACGTTCCAGTGCTTCGACGAGCCGCACCGGATGTACCTGCCCAAGCAGCGCGCAGCGCACGAGACCATGCTCGCGAACATGCCCAAGCGGCCTCTCGAGGATCCCTGGGCCATGTACGCATCGACCGCGGGTGAGCCCGGCCAGAACTCGATCCAGGAAGATCTTCACAGTGAGGCTGAGAAGATCAAGTCCGGGGAGATCACCGATCCGCAGCTGTTCTACTTCCATCGCGAGGCCGGCCCCGGTCACGACATGTCGACGCTCGAGGGCCGGGTTGCGGCCATCACCGAAGCCACCGGTCCGGTTGGTGAGTACGCCCCTGGTCAGTTCCGCTCCATCGCGTTGCAGTGGGACCGGCCCGGCGCCGATGCGGAATACCTGGAGCGGGTCTGGACGAACCGCTGGATCCGTAGCCAGCGCCAAGCCTTCGACATCAAGCTCTGGCAGAGCTCGGCCGTCCAGGACGAGATCCCGGCCGGAGCCTTCGTCGCGGCCGGCTTCGACGGTGCCCGGTTCCAGGACTCCACGGCCATCGTCATCACCGACATCAAGACCGGCTGCCAGCAGCTCTACGCGCTGTGGGAACGCCCCCTTGACGTCGAGGACTGGGAAGTTCCCGAGGTCGAGGTCACCGCGGCCGTCCACATGCTGGCCGCGCGGTACAAGCTCTACAAGCTGTACGCCGACCCGCCGCACTGGACGGAAACCGTCGGGTCCTGGGAGGCCAGCCTTCCGGGCCAGGTTGAGGAGTGGTGGACGAACCGGCCTGCGTACATGGCCAAGGCGATCCGCGCCTATCGCGAGGCGATGTCGTCCGGTGCCGTCACGCACGTTGATCGGGGCATCGAGCTCGACAACAGCTTCGACACCCATATCACTGCCGCCGGTCGTCACAACATCAACATGTGGCTTGACGGTGAGCAGATGTTCCTGCTCAACAAGATCCACCTTGACCGCAAATACGACGCCGCAGTGGCCGGGATACTGTCCTGGGCCGCCTACCTCGACGCGGTGAAGACAGGAGCGGAGGCTCCGGAGGATTCCTACGTTCCCGTTCGCATCAGGTAAAGCCATGGAGGCTCAGTGCCCATCGAAGTCGATGTCCCCCTGAGCGATGGCTGGTGGGTTCAGCGGCTGGCATTCAGGCTCGAGGAGCAGCGTGAGCGCGCCGAGGCGCTCCATGAGCGGTACGTGGGCAAGCCGCCCTTGCCGATCGTGAACGACAACATGCGCAAGGCTGTCGAGCTGTTCCTGCGCAAGGCGGGCACGAACTGGGAGCGGTTGATCATCGGCGCGCGTCTTCCGCGTCTTCAGATCACGGGCCTGCGCACTCCGCAGGAGGTCGACAGCGAAGGCGATCAGGCGGCCTTCGCGCGATGGGTCCAGGCCGGCATGAAGCTGGTCGTCTACGACACGCACAAGAACTCGTTCACCATGGGTTCGGGCTACGTCATCTCCGGCCGGGATCCGATCACCAACAATCTTCTGGTCACCGCGGAGGACCCGCGCAACACCATCGTGGAGCTCGACCCGGCCACCAAGAGGGTCATCGCCGGGCTCAAGTTGATCCGCGACAGCGTGAACAACGAGGACGTGGCCTACCTCTACATGCCGGGCCGCGTGCACGTCGCCGTCATCCAGAACCCGCCGTTGACCCAGCCGATCCCCGCGGTCAACACGCCGCCGTTCTACCAGATCCAGGGGTCGTTCAGCGGCCAAGCCTGGCAATGGGACGAAGCTCGCTCCGGTGCGATCCCCGGTCTCGACAATCGGGTCTGTGTGACGCCGTTCGAGAACGAAGACGGCATGGCCGAGTTCGAGCCGCACATTCCGCTCATGGACCGGATCATCCAGCAGATCCTCCAGCGGATGACCGTCATCACGTTCCAGGCGTTCAAGCAGCGTGCCGTCAAGGGCCTGCCCAGCACAGATCCGCAGACCGGGCAGAAGATCGACTACAGCGACGTGTTCTCGGCTGAGCCGAACGCGATCTGGCAAGTGCCGGCCGCCGCCGACTTCTGGGAGTCGGCCAACGTCGACATCCAGCCGATCCTCATGTCCATCCGCGATGACGTCCGTGACCTGGCCGCCGTCTCGGCGACCCCGCTTTACTCGATCACGCCGGACGCGACGAATGGTTCGGCCGAGGGTGCTTCCCTCCAGCGGGAGATGCTCACGTTCTCCTGCGAAGGACACCGCGACCGGTTCACTCCGCGGTGGGCCGAGGTTGCCGAGCACATCGCGTTGCTGTCCAGCGATGACAACCCGGCCACTCAGCCGATCTGGGCTCCGGTGGAACGCCTCAGCCTCGCTGAGCGCGGTTCGGCCGCTTCGCAGCTCCGGAACATCGTCCCGGTGGAGACGATCTGGACCGAGATCATGGACTTCCCGCCGTCAATGGTTCCCACGCTGAAGACCCAGCGGGCCGACGACATGGTTCTCCAGGTGCAGCTCGCCGCCGCTCAGGCCCAGGCCACCACGGCAGCCACCATCGCCGGCTCCCAGCCGCCGGGCGGTACCCCGCCGGGTAGTTCGCCACAGGACAACCAGGGCGGTAGTGCTACGGTCAAGGACCCGGTTACCGGAAAGGCCCTGCCGATCGCACCACCGAGGTCGGGTAACGCCACCGATGGGGATGCGACCACCACTTTCGTTCCGGGCTACTACCGGGCGCCGAAGAAGTCGGCCGCGGCAGCGGTCACGAAGTAAAGGGAGAGCTTGTGGACGTAGAAGTCCGAGAATCCGCTCTCGATCACGCCGAGGAATGGCTCGGGACTCAGACCCCGCGACCCTCGGTCGATGAACTTCTGGACGCGGCCGACGAGATCTCGATCTACCTGGCGGGCAGCCCGCTCAGGGTGATCCAGATTCGTGTCGGCCTCGTCCGTGAACAGGCAGACGGCACACCATCCCCCACTCAACCCGAAGGAAGCACCATGCAGCTCCGCGACACCCAGCAAGTGACCTACACCCTCGCCGGCAAGGACGCCAAGGGCTTCGACGTGGACGGCGAGCAGTTCTCTGCCGTATCCAGCGACGAGACCGTCGTGACCGTCACCCAGGACGGCGACACCTTCACCGCGGTAGCCGGTAGCCCCGGCTCGGCCGTGGTCACCTTCAGTGAGGCCGTCTCCGGCCTCAGCGCGACCGAGGCCATCGACGTGGTTCCGGGCAACCTGGCCACCATCGACGTGGTGGCCGGCGAGGTCACCGAGCAGCCGTAGTCATGCGTCACTGGCGTCTCGTCTGGTTGGTGGTTGCAGCGATCTGCATGCTGTTCGCTGCCGTCAGCGGCGCCATCTGGCACCTTGGTGACAACGACATCAACCTGTACTACCTCAGCCTGTTCGCCGTGATCATGGCGGTGCTGCCTCTGCCGATACGGGGGCACGCGGGTCAGTGACCCGGCCGTCTGACACTCGGGCCGCGCAGCTTGCGGTAATCCTGGAAGGTCAAGGCGCTGCCATGCGGCGCCTGACCAACCAGGCCGAGGCCATCGCCCTGGCGGACACCAGGAACTTCACCCAGTGGGACAACCCGACCGCTCGAGCCCGATGGGCGGACGGGTTGGCCAGGGGTATCCAGGCCGTCCAGCGACAGGCTGCGGCGGTCACCAACGCCTACCTCCAGCGAGCCTCGACGCTCAGCCTGGGCAAGGCTCCGGCGGTCGTGGCGATCGTGGACATCACGTCACTGCGCACCGGGGTCGACCTGGCCGACGTCTACCAGCGCATCGGGGCTGCGTTCCGGTTCAACACATGGCGTGGACTCGGCTTCGACGCCCGGGCCGCGATGCGGGCCGACGAGGAAGTCACCCAGCTGCTCAGCTCGGTCGAGGCCGCACTCTTCGAGGGCGTGACCGAACGTAGGCCGGTCAGCGGTCTGGACGCAGCCCTGGACAGGGCAGCCTCCCTGGCCAGGACCGACGTTGCTCTCGCCGGCCGAGCTCAGGCCCAGCAGTTCATGACCAAGGTCAAGCCGGTGCCCCTCGGGTGGCGCCGCATGATCCACCCCGAGCTTTCCGCCGGAGGAACCTGCGGGCTGTGCGTCGCCGTCGCGGACCGGATCTATCACCGATCCGACCTCATGCCGCTGCACGACCGTTGCCACTGCCTTCCGGTGGCGGTGTTCGAGGGCGACGATCACGTCGACACGATCACCAGGGGCGACCTTCAGCGGATCTACAGCGAGGCCGGCGGCAACACCGGAGCCCTGCTGAAGGGGGTCCGGTATCAGGTCAACGAGCACGGCGAGCTCGGCCCCGTCCTGACCAGGCGGAAGGATAAGTTCCGCAACAAGCGTGACGTGCGTGACGATCAGGCCGTCGACAAGACAGCCACCCGTCAAGCCCTCGCGCTGATGGAGAAGACGCTGCCCGATCTTCAGCAGCGTGCCCAAGGTGATCCCGGCCTGAGCGGTCTGTTCACGTGGACCGAGGATCGGATCACCTCACTGCGTTCCGACCTGGAACGTGTCGCTTAGTCAGCACCCGCCATGGGTGAACCATCCTGTCAAGGGAGAAACGCATGTCCATGCCCGCAGGCGCGCCCGCCCCCGCCCCCGTCGTCACCGTGGCCGACCCGTCGTCCGTCGTGACGACCACCACGCCGACGACCCCGGTGGTTCCACCGGGAACGCCGGCCGCGCCTCAGCAGAACGGCCAGACGCCACCAGTTAGTGGCAACGCCGCAGCCGCAGCCGCGGGGGGCTTCCCGCCGAACAAGGCGGTTGGCGACATGACGGAGAGTGAGCAACTCGCTTACTGGCGGCACTACGCACGGCAACACGAGAGCCGGGTGTCAGCTCTCGGGAACCTCACTCCCGAGGACGTCAAGGCCCTTCAGGACAAGGCAGCACAGTTCGACGCCGCCGCAGCCGAGAAGGGCACGGACATGGAGAAGGCCGTTCGCTCGGCCTACGAACAGGCAGAGAAGGCCGTACTGGCCAAGATCCAGCCGCAGCTGGTCACGGCAGAGTTCCGTGCCGCCGCGGTCGGGCGCATCGACAACGATCGGTTGGCGTCCATTCTCGAACCACTGGACCTCGGTAAGTTCCTTGCCGCCGACGGTTCGGTCGACACCGCCAAGGTGTCCACGTACGTCAACGGAATTGCGCCCGCCATGGGGAGTTCCACAGCGCAACCCCCGTTCCCGTCCTTGGGTCAGGGGCAGCACACTGCACCGCCGACCGTGCCTGGCGCCGCCGGGGCCGCGGCGGCAGCGAAGCGGTTCGGCAAGCCCGCTTCACCCACCACCTGACCCACAGAAAGGAAACCCGTCGATGACCACGTTCGGTCTTCAGACTGTCTCCTACTCGACCTCCAGCCGGACGTGGCTCGCCAGTGATCACGGCACGGATGTCATGCCAGGAGTCCCGCTCGATCTGACCGCGTTCAACTCGGCGCAGATGTACCCCAACGGTTACATCGCGTCCGGCGTTGTGCTCGCCAAGATCACGTCCTCGGGCAAGTACGCCCCGTACCTGGACTCGCTGACCAACGGCACTCAGACCGCCGTGGGCATCATGTTCAATGACGTGCAGGTCTACGTGCCGGGGACTACGACGCTCCAGACGAACGTCACTGTGCCGATCCTTCTGCACGGCTTCGTCTACTCCGGCAATCTTGCCTACACGTCCGGCAACGCCGCGCTGGGCGGCTACCTCGATGCCAATGCCCAGACGGACCTGAAGAACATCGTCTTCTGGTCCACCGCTCCGTAACCGACCGGCCAACCTAGAAAGGATCAACTTCCCATGGCAATCATCTTCGATGGGCCGGTCACGCCACAGGACGCCACCACGTTCGTGCGCCAGGTCCCCACCCCTGCCGATCAGGTGCTCAACCAGATCCTTCCGGATCGGGTCACCGAGTCGCCCGAGGTGGATTTCAACGTCATCACGAAGACCGGTAACACCGGTCGGTTCCGTGCGGCTGACGCTCCGGCGCACATCAGTCCTCGTGACTCGATGGCCCTCAACCGCGTGCCGCTGCTGAACATGTCGGTGGCCAAGCCGGTCGTGGGCGAGCTCGAGCTCATGCGGCTCTACAGCCTCAGCTACGGCCAGTCCCCAGTGGCGGCCGCGGCCGAGTCCATCTACGACGACCTCGCCAACGGCGCGCTCGACGCCCGTCGGCGTGCGGAGCAGGCTCGCGGTTCGGTGCTCTCGACCGGCACGCTGGTCATCGCCGAGGGTGGCCTGAACGGCACCATCGATTACGGTGTTCCCGGCGGCAACAAGGTCACCGCCGGCACCCTGTGGTCGGTCGTGTCCACGGTCGACGTCATCACTCAGCTGAACACGTGGCGGGCGACCTATCTCGCGCTCAACGGCTACGCGCCGGGCGGCATGATCATCTCCACCACGGTTCTGAACTACCTCCAGCAGAACGTGAAGTTGCAGTCGATGGCCGTCCAGACCATCGGCCCGAACCTCCAGGGGTTCGCCGGGTTGATCCCGCGCAACACGATCAACGCCATCCTCCAGACGTACGACCTTCCGCCGATCACCATGGTGTACGACACCAAGGTGAGCGTCGACGGGTCCAACACTCTGGTGATCCCGGTGAACTTGGCGATCTTCACCCCGCCGAGCAACATCGAGCTGGGCTACACCGCGTGGGGGCCCACCGTCACCGCGCAGAAGCTCCAGCCCACCGTCGGTCTGGGTGCCGGGCTTGTCGGGTTCGTGGACCGCGGGGATGACTTCCCGTACAAGGAGCAGACCTACGTCGACTCGCTGATGCTCCCGGTCATCACCAATCCGAACGCCCTGTTCATCGCTACGGTCGCCTGATGGCCGGCCGCAAGGTCACGGTGCATGTGGTCGAGTCGGCCGCAGGGCACCTTGACGAGTTCCCCGACGGGCGCGTCGAGCTGTCCTCGGGCGACGTCGCCCCGGACTGGCTCGAGCTCGGCGAGCACTGCTTCGCCAAGCAGGACGACAGCCCTGCTGAGCCAGCCAAGGCCGCACCGGCCAAGGCCACCGCTCAGAAGTAACCACTCTCCTACATCAGACAGGGGCCGTCGTGACGGATCCACTCGCGGAGATGTCCCCGGACGATCTCGCCGGATTCTGGCGGCCTCTGTCTGATGCGGAAACGATCGTCACCACGAACCTCATCGAGGTCCTGTCCTCGGTGATTCGTGGCCGGTTGCCCTCCATCGACACGTGGATCGCCGAGGGTCTCGTCGACCCGAAGGTCGTCCAGTTCGTGATGAGCACGGTCCTCGCGCAGATCATCCAGGTCACCAACCGTGCGTCGGCCGCCAAGATGGAGTCCAGGACCCTGGGCAGCGCCACCTATACGGTGTCCTACTACGACACGACCGCGGTCCAGAATCAGGCCACTGCCCTGCTCACCCCCGACCTGATCACGCTGCTCGTGCCGCCCTCGTTCATCGTGGACAACAAGCCGGTGTCCTCGATCTACCAGAAGATGCCCGCGGCCGGCAATGAGCTGCGCGGTTGGTACGGCAATCCGGTTCCCGTCACCGTTCCTGACGGTATCGGCATTCCTCGACGGCACTGGCCCGGGCCGTCTTCCTGGGATCGTCCGTGACCGATCCGATCGGGGCCATGATGGTCCACTCCGCGTCGGTGCAGACCTACCTCGGGCAGGGCAAGACCAGCAATGATTTCGCCTCACCGGTCACGGTGGCCTGCTACGACGAAGACGAGCTCCATCAGGTCACCACGTCGACCGGCGAGATCGTGGCCTCCAAGCACCGCCTGTTCGTCAAGATCCCCGACGGCCCGAAGTTTCCGCCCAAGTCGCTGGTCACCGTGAACGGCTACACCGGGCCCGTGATCAGTCAGTCGCTGCGCACCGCCGGCTCGGTCTTCACCATCCTGGAGCACTGCGAAGTCCACTTGGCCTAGAGAGGCGGCGCCGTGCCTTCGTCTTTCACCGTCGTCGGCCACTTCGACGTCGAGAAGCTGTTCGCAGTGTCGTCGGAGGAGGCGATTGCCAAGGCCGGCGAGGACGGCGCACAGGTCATCGGCGACAGCTCCCAGAAGCTCGTCCCGCGGCAGCCGTTCGAGGACTACCGCGGGCAACCCCACCTCGCCGACACCATGCACGTCCGCTACGTCGGCGGTGGCATCGCCGAGGTCCGCTACTCCTCCGTCTATGCCCACTGGGTGCATGAAGGCGTGGAGTTCAACCATCCCTATGGCGGCAGCGCCAAGTTCCTGGAGATCCCCACCATCGCCGACTACCGCCGTGTCCTCGACGCCTGCGCAGACGCCTTCAGGCTGTTCCTGCCATGACCTGGACACCCGACCTTCTCGACGGCATGGCCCAGGCGCTGGCCACCGCCGGCATCGGCACCTACGCCGCCGGTCACTACACGTCCGCGACGGCCTGCGGGATCACCATCGGCACCACGGCCGACGAGCCGGTCAAGGCCATCGCCTTGTTCGCCTACAGCCCTCTCGACGACTTCATCCTCGCCGACGTCATGCAGCCGGTGCAGCTCCGCATCCGGGGCACCCTCGACGCCACCTCGGTCGACACCATCGGAGACGCGATCTTCGACCTGTGGCACGGCACCACCGGGTTGATCTTCAACTCCGTTCACACCGTCTCCATCGCGCGCAACTCGGTGCTCCCTCTCGGGCGTGACGAGCGCGAGCGGTGGATGGCCTCACACAACTACTACGTACGCGCGAACCGTCCGACCGCCTCGCGGCCGGACTAGCAATACCGCCCTGCAATACCCCGCTGCCATGCCCTGAAAGGACCCGCTCATGGCAATCACCATCACCTCGGTCACGCCGGCCACCGGTTACACCGTTGGCGGCACGATCTCCAATGTCGTGGGCACCAACCTTGACACCTGTGTCGGGGTCTACCTCGGTTCCTTCCCGGCAACCATCATCAGCAAGACCTCCACCACGCTGCGGTTCCAGTCCGGTCCCGGCACCGGGTCTACCCTGCCGATCCGCTTCCTGGACGGCACCACCGAGGTCACGGCGACCCCGACCTGGACCTACAACGTCCTGGCCTCACTGGAGCACCTGACCTCGACCTCCACGAAGAAGTGGCGGCTCGACTGCACCACTGATGGCGGGACCACGTGGATCAGGGTTCGTGGTGTCACCAACCTCCAGCCGACGGTCAACACGACCACCCAGGACGACTCGGACTACGACTCCGGCGTCTGGGGATCGGATGCGAAGACTCAGCTCAAGTGGGAGCTGACCGGGACCGTCAAGCGGGCCAAGGGCGACTCCACCACCCTCTACGACGCCGGCCAGGAAGTCCTCCGGCTGGCTCACGATCAGGTCGGTTCGGCCGGCTCCGTAGTGGTCCGTTGGTATGACCGCACAGGTGGGCCAGAGGCGTACACGGGGACCGCGTTTGTGCAGTGGTCGGAGACCGGCGGGGCTCCCGACGCGCTCTCGGGAGCTTCGTTCACGCTCGGTGGCCAGGGTGTCCGCACCCTGATCACCAACCCGGTGCTCGCTGACGCTTCACTCGCGTCCTGAGTCTCGGAGGTATAGCGGATGCCTTTCGAGGACTACAGCGAGCTTGTCGGCAAGCCGATCGTCCTGCCCATCGCGGGCAAGAAGTATGTGCTCCCCCCGGTCTCAGCGGAGGCCGGGGTGGAGCTGCTCGACGTCTTGCGAAATCCCGACGGTGAGAACGCGAAGGCTCGGGACGACACCGGGCTGCATTCGATCAAGATGCTGCTCAGCGACGAGCTCGTGGAGAAGATGCTGAGCGACGGCGTGCCCTACGAGGCCATACTCCGTGCCTCCGTCGTGCAGATGGCGGACTTCCTGTACGGGCGCCAAGAGGCCGAGGACGTCTGGAAGCAGTCGGCCATGCACGTCCAGGTGCAGCGGTCAGCCCCGGAAGCCAAAGCCCCCGCCAGGGGGCGTTCTCGCTCGGCGGCATCAAGGACCCGGACTTCATCTACGGGCGGGGCGAGTACGACCCGCTCACGGGCCTCTGGGACGAGTACGACCTCCCGGCCGAGGGGCCGGTAGCCGGCGAGCCGATTCCTTGGCCGCAGCTGTTCGAGCTGTGGCCGATCCTGGTTCGCGACTTCGGTGCGATCTTCCATGTCGATCTCGAGGAACGCTGGAAGCGGACCAGCTGGCGATGGTTCCGGGTTCGCGTGATCGCGATCATCTCCGATCCCAAGTCGCTCATCTACCAATTCCTTCACGACGTAAAGCAGGCTCCACCGGGTGAGGTCGACTATGACGAGATGGGGTGAGTTGTGACCGTTCCCGGTGGCGGAAGCACCGTCGGCAACATCACGGCCTACCTCCGCATGGAGGCCGACCAGTACATCCGCAAGGCCCGTGAGGTCTCGCGCGCCACACTGGAGATGGAAGCCGCCCAGCGCAAGCAGCAGGTCGCGCTGGACAAGGTTGCGCTCGCGGAGAAGAAGCTCAACGACGCCCGGAAGTCCGGCGACACCCGGAAGGTCACCCAGGCGACCCGCGAGCTCGAGACCGCTCGGCAGCGGTTGGCATCGGCCAACGAGCGGGTAGCCCGTGGTGAGAAGAACCTGGGCGCCGAAGCCGAGCGTGCCGCCGCCAAGGCCGCCCGTGGCGCCAGGGAGATGGAAGCCGCGGTTCTCCGCGAGGAGCGCGCCATGCAGCGCGCCGGCCGGTCGGCGTTCGACTTCGGCAACCGCTTGAACGCGATCATCGCCGCAGCGGTCATCCTTGGTCCCGCGTTGATTCCCCTCGGGGCGGTCGGTGCGGCCGGCCTGGGTGCGTTGGCCGAAGGTGCCGGCGTGGCCCTGCTGGCCGTCCGTGGCATCAAGAAGGAGATGAAGGACGGCACCGTCGTCGGTGTCCAGTACCAGTCTCTGTTCGCCGGGCTCAAGACTAACATCGACCAGCTGAGCACCACCGCCGCGGACACCGCGTTGCCCTTCGTCGGCAAGGCCATCGGCAACATCAACGACGTCATGCCGGAGCTGAACTCCGAGACCAAGCAGTACACCGCTCTGCTCGGCCAGATGGGCGACGTACTCGTCCACGGGGTCCTCAGTGGCTTCGTCCAGCTTCACCCGCTCATGCTCCAGATCTTCAAGGACTCACTGAGCTTGGCGCAGGGTTTCGACCGGTTCGCTTCGGGCAACAGTCTCCAGAAGTTCGGTGACTGGGCGCTGAACACCCTGCCGATCGTCGAGCAGGATATCGGTGACATCGCCCAGGCACTCGGCAAGCTGATCGTTGCCGGCGCCTCGAGCGGCGTCACGGTCCTTGATCTTCTCAGTGGCATCGCCCGTGGCCTGGACGCGATTCCGTTGCCGGTGCTGAAGGTCTTGGTTCCCACCCTGCTGGCGCTCTACACGGCGTCCAAGCTGGCCGCCCTTGGTACCGCGATCAACACCAAGATCACCGGGGCCTACACCGCGGCTCTGCTCCGTCAGGCTGCCGCCGCTGAAACTGCTGCCGCCGCCGAGCGTGATCTTGCGGTTGCCACCGGCGAGGCCGGCGCCGCGAACAAGGTTGGCGGTGGGGTCGGCTTCCTTCCCATCGGTCGCCCCGGGGCCGCGCGCACCAGCACCATCGAGACGGTCGAGCGAAACGCCGGCCGGGTCGGTGCGGCCGGCGCGAGCCTCTTCCCGCCGACCGCGATTCTGTTGATCGCCGCGGCCCTGGGTCACCAGCTCGCGAACAACCCGATCATCAAGGCGCAGGACGCCACCCGGCTCGCCGGAGGCGGCGTCCGCAACCCGACCAACCAGGGCCCTGGCGGCAACTTCCTGTTCAATGCCATCAACAAGAACCTCTTCGGCCCGGCCAAGTTCGTGGTTCCGAAGGAAGTCAAGCAGCAGCAGGACTTCTTCGCGAAGCAAACGACCAACTTCAAGGCCCAGCAAGACGCCGCTGCCGCCACTGACGCTGCCTTCGACAAGATCGCCAAGTCGGCACTCGCGGCCCGTGACTCTCAGCAGCAGGAGATGGCCGTCGCGCAGCTCTCGGGCAACGTCCACGACGTCCTGGCGCTTTCGCTCGATGCCGTCAACAAGAAGTTCCTGAACACCGCCGAAGCCTCCACCGCGGAGTGGCAGGCGATCAACAACGTGACCAAGACCCTGAAGGACAACAAGGCCGCGATCAAGGGTCACTCGGATGCGGCCTTGGAGGATCAGTCCGCTATCCAGCAGGCCACCCGCGCGATCCAGGCACGGGCGCTGGCGCTGTCCGACGGCGGTAAGAACGAGGCCAAGTCGATCGGCGCCCTGATTGCCGGCCGCGACGCCATGTTCCGGAGCCTGAAGGCCCAGGGCCTGTTGACCAAGAGTGTGCGGGACTATATCAACTCGATTCTGCACATTCCCAAGTGGGTCGCGACGCTGCCCAAGTTCAACTCGGCTACCGCTCAGGCCCGGATGGTGGACTACATCAAGCGCATGGGCGGCATCCCGGCGCTGAAGAACACCACGTTCAACCTGAAGACCGGCACGGCTGTCACCAGGCTGGACCACATGCTCACGGTCTACAACGCCCTGACCGACAAGACGGTCACGATCAGCACCAACGTGCTCACGAACGCTCCGGGTCGTGCCGATCTCCCTGGCCAACGGAATGCACGCGGTGGCCTGCTCTCCGGGCCGGGCAGCGGAACGTCTGACGACATTCCGATCCGGGCGTCCAACGGTGAGTTCGTCGTCAACGCCGCGCAGACCGCGAAGCACCTCGACCTCCTGGAGAACATCAACAAGGGTGTGGCCGGCTTCGCTTCGGGCGGTTCGGTCGGTCGTCAGAGCGCGCGGCCGATGTACGCCAGCACGACGGCGCGTTCGAGGCAAATCTCGTCGTTCCGCCCCACGGGTAGCACGCGCGGCCTGGTCCATGCACCCATGGGCGAAGGTCCCTGGGAGCTGTCCGGAACGGTTGCCCTCGACGACAACGGGATGCTGGACGTATCCGGAGCTTTCCTCTCGTACAAGGATCACCACACCTACGGTCGGAGTGACTAAATGGCTATCCGCAACCTCGCTCAGCGGCAGTCGCTTGCGGACAAGTTCGCGGCCGACAACCCGTACGGAGCCGTGTTCACCGCCGATCCCGGTGCCACCGGCACGCCGTCCAACGAGGTCACGGGCGGCTCGCCGGCCTATGCGCGCTGCACCATCACATGGGGCGCTGCGGATGGCACGGCGACCGTCACGGGCACCGGCACCGTGAACCTGCCCGCGGGCATCACCCCGACGCACCAGTCGCCATGCACCACGTCGGGGACCGGCTCACGGGTGTCGGATGCCCAGCCGATCACCCCGGCGCCCGGTGCGACTGGAGCGCAGACGACGGCCACGCTCACGTTCAAGTACCAGCAGCTCTGACCCGCCTTCCGGTCCGCGACTAGGGAAGGGGGCTCGGCATGGCAACGTTCACGACCTACCCCGGGTCGGGCACCTTCCCCGGGGGCAACACCTTCCCCGGCACGTCGACCACGGCCGCTGCGCTCACCTATGAGACCGATAACACCGGCACGGGGACCGGCACCTACAGCCTCGGTCTGCCGAAGGCGTACGAGACCGACAACACCGGTACCGGCATCGGCAGCTACCTGCTGGCCTACGCCGGGAAGTTCTCGTTCGTCACCTCGACGATCGGAATCGGCACCGGCACGTACCTGCTCACGCTGGCCGTCTACACCGGGCCCACGCTCGTCGCGTCGGTGGATCCGCTGGCGTTGCCGCCGCGGATCCTGGTGCAGGCGTTCAACATCGGTGGTCCGGCCGGGAACGTCACCAGGCTGGATCCGGACGGCGCCTCACGGCCGGTCCGTGAAGGTGACCCGGTGAGTCTGTCCGGTGGTGGCGCGGTCATCTTCGACTATGAGATGCCGTACAACCAGCCGGTCCGCTACACGATCACACCGACCGCGGCCCCGTCGTCGCCGACGAGCTCGATCAGCGTCACCTTGTCGGTTACCCGACCCTGGCTGGTGCATCCCGGCGTGCCGTTCCTGTCGCAGCCGCTGACCGTCCAGCTGCTCGCCGACGAGACCATGCCGGCGAACGTCGGCATCCACGACATCCTCCAGCGCGAGACGCCGATCACCATCTCGGACGGCCGGCGTAAGGCCCCGCGGTCGACGCTCCAGGTGAAGACCATGACGAGGCCACAGGCGGATGCGCTCGACCAGCTCCTGCTCGACGAGTCGCCGCTGCTGCTCCAGATCACATATCCATTCACGACCGAGCAGGTTTATGCGTGGATCACGGTCCTCGACGTCAACCGGGCCCGACGCACCGCCATGTTCGGCGACCCGTCCCGGGTGTGGGTGCTTCCCTACGTCGAGGTCGACCGTCCGACGGGTGCGATCCAGTCGGTCCGGACCTGGCAGGACATCATCAACCAGTACGACACCTGGCAGGACCTGATGGACGACTTCAAGACGTGGCGTGGTGTCCTCACGGGGCTCCGCGGAACGTAGATGTATCCGGTCACGCAGCGGTGGCTCGACTCGGGCAGGACGGCTCACGTCCGCTACTCCGAAGCCTCGCATCTCGATCCGTTCACCGGAAAGGTCACGCCACCGGACGACATGGCGATCGTGGACGGCCAGATCACCGACGACGCCAACTCGAACGTGCGGCGCATGCTGAACCTCACCCTTCCGGCCGTTCAGGGTCTCTACGACGCATTGGCGGCACCGGGTGGGGAGATCTCCATCTCCACGTCCATGCGATACGTCGACGGCGCCATCGAAACCATCCCTGCCGGGGTGTTCATCGTCGATGCCGACAACATGGGCTACAACCCGTCCGGCCAGATCACGCTGACCTGTCCTGACCGGTGGTTGCGGGTCCAACGGAACCGCTTCGGTATCACCGGGCGCACCTCGGTGGCCTCGAACACGATTCACGCCGAGATCCAGCGGCTCGTCGAGGGCGCGTGGTCGTCCGGTTTCCCCGGCTGGTCGCAGCTCGACACGTCGGTGACGGCCAAGGTCGGGCACCTTGTGTGGGACGACGGGGACCGTGAGGCCGCGATCCTGGACATGGCCCGTGCGCACAGTCTCGAGGTCTTCTTCGATCGGGACGGTCTCGCGGTGCTGCGCCCCGTTCCGCTGCTGTCCACGACCAGTCCGTTCGTGTGGCAAGTCGATGCCGGCGACACCGGAGTCCTCATCGATGCGAACCGGTCGCGGGACCGGTCCCGCCTCCGGAACGCCGTCATCGCCTCCACGTCGGCGACAGGGATCGTGGTCGCCCCGCAGGAGAAGAAGAACACCACGGTCGGCGACCCGCTAGCCGTCACCGCCGGACTCGGTTACGTGCCCTACTACTTCTCCTCGCCGGTCATGAAGACCACGGGGCAGTTGCAGGCCGCGGCGCTGACCATGCTGAAGAAACAGCTCGGCGTGGCGTCGTGGATGTCACTCGAGGCCGCTCCCAACGCAGCCCTGGACTCCGGTGACGTCGTGAAGGTCATCCTTCCGAACGTCGACCGGTTCACACCGCGGCCGACCGAGCTCCACATTCTGGATGCGATCACGACGCCCTTGCTGCCGGGCGGCACGCAGACCATGCAGACCCGCTCGACCCGACCGGATACGGACGGCACATGAATCGCAAGCTGGCTGACGCGGTTCGCCGGGCGGCCGACGCCACTACGCCGTCGTCGATGCTGTCGATGCCGCTGTCGGTCATCACGGGAACGGTGACCACGGTCGCGGCCGGCGCCGCGGTGGACGGAAACGCCCAGGTCACGGTGACCCTCGTCAACGGCGACACCACCGACTGCTGGTATCCGGAGGGCTACACGCCTACCGTGAGCGACGTGGTGCTGGTGGGCCTTCCGGGCGCCATCGGCAAAGGGAAGTCGCCCGTGATCCTGCTGCACCTCATCGGCCAACCGACCGTTCCATAGGGAGACCCCGTGACGCTGCCTTCCCCGACCCTCAGCGACGCACCGAACGGTCCGGCGCAGATCCAGGCCCTGGCGTCCGCCACGGACGCTGAGCTGGCCGTCAGGCAGCCGGAGGACACCGGTTGGGCCAACTCCACCCTCCAGCACTCCTGGGTGAACTACGGCGGCGTCTACGGCGTCGCCCGGTACCGGCGCATCAACGGCGTGGTCCATTCGGTCGGCCTCATTAAGAACGGCACGTCGGCGACGGGGACCGTCCTGTTCAACCTTCCGGCCGGCTTCCGGCCCGATCACAACACCACGGTCCTTGTTGTGAACGCGGTGTCGGGAACCACGGGTGGCGCCAGGCTAGAGATCGACACCGGGGGTGACGTGGCGCTGCTGGCCTATCCGCCCGGCGGGTCGAATGCTTTCCTCGGCGTCGAGTTCTCTTTCGCTGTATAAAGGGGGGCATATCCATACGGCGTTAACGGAAGGGGCAGTCCGTTGAAGCCAGACAAGTTCGAGCGCCGTCTGATCCTCGTCACCTTCCTCGGGCTAGTCACGTTCCTTGCCGTGGCCGAGCAGATTTCCTATGGTCATCTTGACCCTCAGCTGATCTCCATTCTCGTGGGAGGCGGATCGTTCATCTTCGCGCGCTACACCACGCGCGACAAAGACGGCAAGGGCAAAGACGACGAGGACAACACATGACCCCCCTAACCGTGTGGGCGTTCTGGCTGCTGGTCGGCGGCGTAGTCGGATATCTGTTCGGGCTCGCCGTGTCCACAGCGGAGTGGATGCAGCAGGCGGCACAGGAGACCCACCTGATGGCTGAGGAGATGCATGTGACCAGCGCGCCGAAGCCCCTCGACAAGGCCGCCGTCCGCCGTAAGCAGCTCGAGCGCATCAGGACTTCATGGGCGATCCCGGTGATCTTGCTGCTCGTCGTGTGTGCGGGTGCCTTTCTCTCGTTCCGGCTGACGGAGAAGGAGAACCAGCAGAACAAGTGCGCCTCGGCGACGTTGACGCAGTTCCTCGACGCCGTGAACGACCGGCAAGGACGAGCGAAGGATCTCAACGACGCTACGCACCAGCTGTTCGTGACCCAGCAGGAAATGCTGGTCACTCTCGGCAACCCGGCATCGTCGCAGGCGGTGAAGACACTGGCTTATCTGAAGTACCTGACCAAGCTCACTACCTACAACAACGCCTACACGACGTTCCAGGTGGCTCAAGACAAGCATCCTTATCCGAGCGCCGAGCACGTTCAGGGCTGCTACAAGTGAGCCTCGCCTTTGACTATCCCGAGGTCATCCGGACCGCGACCTGGATCTGTGCGGCCGCGACCTTCGGTGCCTCGCTGGCCACATTCACCAAGGTGCTGGTCAAGGCTCATCGCTGGGCGATGGCCGCGCTGGCGTTCTGGTCGATCGCGATCTGGTGGGGCATGGTCAAGAACCTGCACGTGCCCGTCAAGGGCACCACGTGGCTGCTCCTCGCGGGCGGCATCTGTGGGGTCATGTTCTTCGTCCGGACGTTCAGCTTCAGGACCGGCCAGCGTCGGCCGGCGAAACTGACCCGCGCCGGCAGGGAAGCCAAGGAGCAGGAAGCCAGTGATCAAAACCGAGACTGAGGTCGCTTTCCGCCGCTCCAGCGCGTGCGCCACCGACGCCTGCGTCGAGGTCGATGTCGGCGCTGAGCTCGTGGTGGTAAAGAGCACCCGTGGTGACACGCGGCTGACCTTCTCACCCGGCGAGTGGGCAGCCTTCATCCAGGGCGTGAAGGCTGGAGAGTTCGACGTACCCCGATGAAACGGAGCAAGGCGATGGCAGAACCAGTAGCGGCTCCGGCCGGCTCGACGCTCGACATCTCAGGCGTCACCACGACCACCACGCAGGATGGACAGACCGTCACCGTGACCATCTCCGGGTCGGGCGTGGAGACCGTTCCCATCTCACGGCAGCTCACCCTGCCGCTCGGCACAACGGGACCGGGCACGGTAGGTGCGACGGCGGCGCTGGTGTTCACCGTCACCGACAACCGCTCCACCGAGTTCCCCGTCGGCAACGGGCTCGTCATCCTGTCCGGCACCCTTGACGACGGAGCGCCCGTGACCGTCAGCGCAGACGGCACCCAGGTCACCTTCCCGGCGTGACGTGCTCACTCTCGTTCTCGCCACCACGAGTGGCGCGAAAGCAACGCTGACCGTGCCGATCCCGGTGACAACGAAGCCCACCTTCCCCGGCAAGAAGACCTACCCGGGGAAGAAGACCTACCCGCGCAAGTCCTCGAGTTAGGAGAGAGCGGTCATGCCGAACCCGAGTGCATTCAACCCGACGACCCCGACGTGGCAGGACGATCCTGTCGGCGGGACGGACATCGACAAGGTTGACCTCCAGGAGCACACCGACTCCCTGCTGGTGCTGAACGGGGCGCCCATCACGCTCACGCCCCAGGGTTCGACCTACGCACAGACGGCGCTGCTCACCGACACCTCCCGGCCACGGCGCTACATCTCCACGTTCGACCCGACCACGGTCGCCACGGTCGCCAACTTCGACACCTGGGTCTCCTACAGCTGATGGTTGCCAACGTCCGCATGGGGCAGGTCACCGCCACCGTGCAGCAGCCGCAGGTTCGGATGGGTCAGGTCACGGCCACCGTCACCCCGGCCCCGGTCACGGCCAACGTCAGGATGGGCCAGGTCACGGCGAGCGTGACGCCAGGCGGTCCGTCCGGTCCGATGGTCCGCGTCGGCAGCGCCTGGAAGACCGGTGTCCTCAAGATCCGCAAGCCTGGCGTCGGTTGGGTTCCCGCGGTGGAGCGTGTCTGGCTGAACGGCGCCTGGCATGACTTCGTGGTGCCGAACCTCGGTACCGACTGGGCGACGGCGTTCAACACCGGAGCCGGCACCGGATCGTCGTTGGGCATACCCATGACGGCCGCCAGCGGCACGATCACCTTGTCGCCGGCCAGTCCGACCTTGTTCAACACCGACCTGTCCAACGGGGTCATCCAGCTCGCCTCCTCGGGTACTCCCTGGCAGTGGACGATCAAGAACTGCCGCATCCGGGGCACACAGCTGGCCAAGCTGACGACGCCGTACAGCCAGAACTTCGAGTCGAGCCAGGCGCTCATCAAGGCGCAGGGCAGCTCGAACAGCACCGGCACTGTGGTGGACACCACGCTCATCCCGTACTACCCGGATCCGCGGTGGGACTGCTGGTACGGCCACGACATCAATTTCGTGAACACGCTGATGGCGCACGCCACGGACGGCGGTGGTCAGCAGAACATCCCGAACCCGACCGGCCCGGCCAACATCACCTACGACCACTGCTTCGCAGGCTTCCCGGCCTACTTCGGTTTCTCGCCCGGATCGGGCAACAGTCCGCCGCACACCCACAACGATGCCGGCATGCAGATCCTCGGCGGCAGCCACTTCCGGATCATCGGTGGGACCACGATTCACGGCTACGTATCGTCAGCACCCGGTACCGGGCCGATGGACGATCCCTTCACCGGGCCGAACTGGGTGGCGCCGGGCAACGACACGCGGGGTTTGCCGTGGGACCGCGGGGGATTCGTCGGCGACGGCGTGCTGGCCGCCGGCCAGACCCCGGACGTGATCCGTGGGCCGAACGGTGAAGCGGGCACACAGACCGCCTGGTGGCCGCGGCCGAACACGAACGCCGGCCTGATGGTCAACCACACGCAGTCCGCGGTGAGCGACTTCCTCGTCGACACGGCCCGCATCTACGGCGGCAACATCGGCGTGAACATCGACACCATCGGCGGGCTCGGGATGACCTTCCGAAACCTCCTGTTCGATCACGGCCAGACTGCGGCCGGGTCGGGCGACACCACCTCGACGTTCTTCGGGGCGACACAGGCCGGCGTCACCGTCGAATCGACCTGTGTCTACGAAGACAACGGCCATGCGCTGTTCCTACGATGAGCGGAGACCGTAATGGCGTTGCGTACCAATAGCGCTGAGGGCGGCACCAACGGCGTCAACGCCACCGCCGCGAACTCTGGTGGCTCCTCGGGCACCGCCTTCACCGCGGGAAACAAGAATGCCGGCGGCACCGTCACCTACGACAACGCCCAGAAGGCGCACGGTTCGCTCTCCTACCATGTGATCGCCACCGGCTCGACGGCTGATTACGCCTACTTCGTGTGGTCGGGCATGACCGTCTCGGCGGGCGGCGCGGGGCGTGTCTACTTCCGGCTGGTGTCGCTGCCGTCCGCGGCTCAGGACCTTCTCCAGATTCGTAACGCCTCCGGGGTGGCCGGGAAGCTCGCGATCAGCGCGGCCAACAAGCTGATCGTGCAGAACGCCGCCGGGTCCACGCTCCAGACCTTCGCGACCACCCTGGCGATCAACACGTGGTATCGCGCGGAGATCTACGTGGTGCCCGGCACCACCACGAGCAACGGAACGATCAAGGCTGCCTACTACCTGCTGGACACGGCGGTCGGTTCGCCAGTGGACGCCACGTACAACTCATCGGCGGTCAACTCGGGCACCACCGCGCTGACGACGATGCAGTTCGGCAAGCTGGCGACGATCGGCACCCTCGAGGCTTTCTTCGACGACGCGGCCTTCGACGACGCGGCCACCGACATCATCGGTCCGTACGTCACCCCGACCAATCCGACCGCCGCGTTCACCTCCACGTCGGCGGCGCTGGCGGTCACCTTCGACGCCTCCACGTCGGCTCCGCACGGCGGTGGCGTGACGATCGCGTCCTACGCCTGGACCTTCGGTGACACCGGGACCGGCACGGGGGTCGGCCCGACCCACACCTACTCGCTGGCCGGCACCTATTCGGTGAACCTCGTGGTCACCGACTCCAACGGCCTCACCGACAACGTGACCCACTCGGTCACGGTGTTCGCGGCCGGAGCCTCGGCCTCGGTCATCGCTGTAACCAGTGCGCCCGGCTATACCGCGATCAACGCCCCGGACATCGCCACCGCGGAGTCAGATGCCGATCCGACCACGTGGGCCCAGTCGCCGGCCAACCCGACCGGGCAGCCGATCCGGTTGCGGCTCGGGCCGCTGGTCACCGCTGCGGTCGGGACCGGCGTAACGGTCCAGCACGAGGTGGACGCCACTGGCGCCACCTCCGCATCGGAGGTCGCGAGGCTCTTCGAGGGATCCACGCTGCGCGCAACCGCACCCTCGCAGTCGATCGCGTTCGCCGGGGCTGGGACTCCGATGGTCAACTCCCTGATCTTCACCTTCGACGCAGCCTCCATCGCCAACGTCACGTCGTTCCTGGCGCTGGACATCGAGTTCGCACCCACCGCATCATCTTGACCCCGGAAGGAACCGGAATGCACGCTAGTGACGGCATCAAGTGGAGCGCCAGCCTCTCCATCGCCAAGTTCGACGAGTCCGCCGTCCGGTACGCGCACGAGCACGGCGTTCCGGCACCGACCGAGGAAGACTTCCGGCGTCTCGGCGTAGAGCCGTACGAGGTTGTCGTCCAGCCGGGCAACCTGCTGACCACGGCAGGGCTCGGTCGGATCGCCACCCTGCTCAATGCCGGGACCGGCAACCTGATCTCGTCCACCACGGCCCGGATCGGGGCTGGCGACGGTTCGACCGCGGCGGCCATCGGCGACACCGATCTGTCGGCCGCGGCAGGCTCGACGCACCGCTGGTTCCAGACGGCGACCGTGACGATCCCGTCGAACGTGCTCACGTTCGTGTCCACCTTCGGCAGCTCCGACGGCAACTTCGCGTGGGCCGAGTGGGGCATCGACATCGGCACCGCCACCGTCTCCAGCGGCAACACCGTCAACGCCGTCCTGTTGAACCGCAAGGTTGCGTCCAACGGGACCAAGGCGTCGCCGGCCGTGTGGACTGCGACCGCCACCGTAACGCTGAGCTGAGGCGAGGCCGGTGACCACGACAGTCGCCGACTTCGAGGCGGGCACCAACGGTAATACGATCACTGCCGGCACCGGCAATCAGTACACGTCGCGGACCATCGGCTCCGGTGCCGCGCTGACCTACGCCAACACGCACCCGGCGCACGGATCGCTGGCGATGAAGATCGTCAACGCCTCGTCGGTGTCGACGTACGCCGAAGTGAACACGCTCAACAACGTGGACGTGTCGAGCCGTTACTACCTGTACTGCGAGACGGTGCCGACCGTCGCCACCACGATCGAACAGTTCCGGACGTCGGGTGGGCAGACGGCGAACCTCACCATCACGTCGGCCGGGAAACTCCAGACGCAGAACTCAGCCGGGTCGACCGTGGCCACCGCCACCACGGCTCTGTCGGCCAACACGCTGTACCGCATCGAGATGCAGGTTCACTCGGATGCCTCGGCGGGCACCATCGCCATGTCCTACTTCGCCGGAGACGGCACGTCGGCGATACAGACGCTCTCGAACAACACCCTGAACACTCGCGGCGGTGCGCAGACAATCCGTCGGCTCGGCATTCCGGTCTCGACGTCGACCTTCACGGGTGCTATCCATTTCGACGACGATCTGCTACTCGACGGCTCGTTGGTGGCGCTCGGTCCGACGATCACGCTCACCGAGACCGGCACCGGCACCGATGCGATGACCGTTGCGGCGGCCCTGAGCGTCACTGAGACGGGTTCGGGCACCGATGCCCTCACCGTGGCCGCCACGCTCGCCCTGGCTGAAACTGGGGCCGGCACGGATGCCCTGACGACCACCGCGACACTGGCGGTAGCCGAGACTGCGACCGGTGCCGATGCGCTGACCACCTCGGCCACCACATCGGTGGCCGACACGGCGACCGGCACCGACGCCCTGACCGTCGCGGCTTCGCTCGCGCTGGCCGAGACGGGCACTGCGGTTGACGCCCTGGCCGTCAGTCAGACCCAGGCCGTATCGCTCACCGAGACGAGTGCAGCCACCGACGACATGTCGGTCGCGGTGTCCTTGGCGTTGGCTGAGACTGGAACGGCTGACGACGTTCTGGTGGTCACCCAGGGTCAGTCCATATCGCTGTCCGACACGGCGGCATTCGCCGACGACATCACCGTAACGGCGAGCTCGACGCTGGACGAGATCGGCGCCTTCGGCGACTCGCTCAGCCTAGCTGCCGCGCTCGAGCTGGCCGAGACGGCCGCGTGGACCGATCTGCTCACCATTCACGTGGAAGTACCGCCGCGCGACCTCATATTCACCGAGGCATTCGCCGGAGAGCCGTTCGGCGAGACCATGGCCAGCACCGACCCGTTCCTCGATGTCATCGCCGGGGACAGGTTCACTGAAATGATCACGGAGGGCTGAATGCCGACACAGAAGATCCGCGTGAGTGCCGGAGCCGTCCTCTACACGTTGCCATGGACCGCGACCGAGACCACCGGCAAGGACATCAGCGCAGCGACCATTCAGCTTTCCCTTGGGTCCTACACCGACCCCGGCGACTGGCTCGACCCCGACGTGGAGACGAGGCCCACCTTGTCTTCGGTGACGGCCAAGATCCTCATCGACGACTCCTACGAGGCCGGCACGTACTGGCTATGGCGAAGTATCAGCGATACACCCGAGGTCGACCCGCAGAAGACCAGCCTCCGGGTGATCGTCAGCTAGACTGAAGGCGGCGTTTCGCCGCGCCGCGATTGGCCCCGGCCGGGGCAACCTCGAT